ATATCCCCATCCCCATACATGCCGATTCGGTATGCATCCTCCTGCGTACCGAATTCCGTCACATAAGACAGTGTGATATACCCATCCGCCACATCGGTGGCCCCAATGTGCAGCTTGCGGACATTTTTGCGCCGTTCTGGACGACCGAAATCGAATAGTTTTGTTTGGAACATGGAGTGGATTGGCGTGTCTCCTGTGATTTCGTCATAATATAACGCCGTATCAGACATGCCACCGAAATGGTAATGCACCAGAAAATCATACGATTCGCGTTGCCCGGTTTCGGGGTCTATATAAATCTTTTGCCCCCTACCAATTAACTGACACACACCGCCAAAAACATAACCTTTTATCGCTTGGGCATAATCTACGAATGCCCAGATATACCAGCCCATGTATCTCTGAGCCTTTTTGGGATCGGCGTAGGAGGAAATATTTGCAAAAGCGTTCCCGCCATAATTAAACACAACGGCCTTGTCCAAGCAAAATAAGAAGTAATTTCCATCCCAATCGACGGAAAATGCATACTCCTTCATAAGCGATTCATCCCATCCGTTCAGTTCAGGTTGAATCGCATCGGATAGTTCAAACACGTTTCGCTCGCTGTACTGGTTGGCCGACGTAAGCGTATATACCTTTTTCCCGGAAGTGGCCCAAATCAGCCGATTATTACAAAGTGAAACGGTATTCGGGCAATCACAACCCACAGTCGAATGTATGGGCGTTATGGGGAACTTAGCCATGTTGGCAGCCACGTCAACAACCTTGCCGTCGATTACATCCTGGGCGGTAAAATCCCCGCCAGCAACATACGTTGCATAATATATCTCACTTTCCTTAAAAACTACCAGGATGTTTTCCTGCTTGCCGAACGCGGTCACGGCCATACCAGAATTGCCAATGCGCGCATAGTTGTTCTCAGGGAAGTACAGTGGATTATTAACATCACTCCAGTGTACTAGATTCGGCTCTGAAGGATTACCGGAAACAAACAGCCTCGTCCCGCCGTTTATTCCACTCCGGTCGCCGCCGAACCAAGTACACATACTCATGTTTGTGATTTTTTCAAAGGCTTCTGCATCGTCTTTTGAAGCTACTACCTCTAAATTATTGGTTATGTTGGCAGACGGAACCGGTGTAGGCGATACCCTGTCCTTAGTAAAATAGACATAGCCAGCCATTCTGTCCGCCATCAAAACAAAGCCATCAGCCTGAGCCGTGGTCTCCATCGAAGTATTTGCGTTAATCGTATGGGCATGAACAGTTCCTTTGCTGTCTGTATACTTGGCGGTTATCTTCGAATTGTCTAAACCCTTTTGAGGAAGCCAAAAAGTTTTTCCTTTTCCGTCGGTGGTATATAAACTCCGAAACCTTCCAGTTAACATGTTATATCCTTCAAAAAAGGTTCCGTTTGGCTCACCTATTTCGCCGTCTGTATATGTTCCTTTGCCGCTGACTAACACGGTGGGCACATACATATCATCATCGGACAGTTGAGCCCATTCGCTGCTTCCGTCCCATTCAAAAATCAAGCCCACGTTAAAGAAAATATACAGTCCACTGCCAGACGCTTTCTTGTCGCTCTCTACGAACATAATGCGAAGACTTTTGACGTCTTCATCGGTTGGGAGATATATGGGATTTCCCACCTGTTCACGTCCGCCGTCCGGTTGAATTTTATACACGGATACGAGGACTGTGCCCATATTAATACGGGAAAATACCGCCATAGCCGGGCAGCCACCAATGGACGATAGCGCACCGTCGGAACAAGAAACACGTTCGTTTGTTTCTATTCGGTAAATAGAATTGGTTTCTGTTTTCAGGCCCGGCCGTGTCCGAAGGGCTTGGTCTTGCCACCACATATTGCAAACGTCGGTAAGCTGGTTATCCTCCACAAGATGCGGCGCATCCTTGAGGTTTACGCCGCCATCCAGCTTAGGAATAGTCACCCTGTACTGCGGGCTTGCCTGCATTTTTGGAATACGCATGTTAATCCTCCCATACATTCGGCAGCGTGTCGACCCGTCGCACCGGCGGGCGCTTCACGGCGTTCCGCTTCTGCTGATACAGGCTGGAATAAAATTGCTGATTTTCCCCGTCCCCCTCGGACTGCGCCAAAAACATAGCGACGCCGTAGAGAATGGTGCTTTCTACTGCGTACTGAGATAGCGGAATATCGTCGTTGATGTTGGAAAGCGGGATATATGCGTCTTTACGCTCCAACGGCCAAATATCGGCCATTACCTGATTGACGATATTTAACCCGCGACGGAACAATTCAGCCGATTGTGCGCCGTTTACGGCCCCATCTGCACCTGTATATCCCAGCAGGGATATAGCCCGCCGGAACACATCGTTTCCCGTTCGCATTACATCACCCCGATTTCCTGTAGCATGGCCGCCTGCTGCTCCGGCGGCACAGAATCAAACGCTTGGCGGTATTCCGGCGGAAGCCCGTCAATGATGGATTGCGCATCAATCCCCTGTTGTTCAGGCGCTTGCATAGCCGCCTCTTCCTGCGCTCTCTGCGCCTCCTGCATCTCGCGGATAAGGCCGGAAAGATTAGGAACAGAGCCTTTGGGCAGCCGCTCCAGGTACTGCTTAGGCGTGATAATCTGAGAAGCCAAGAGATTGTCTAGGGTGTTCACGCTCTGGATTTCACTCCACAGGGTAGACGCGCCAACGTCAACCTTTACCGAGATAAGCAAATCCCGGTACTTCTCGCCGTCAAACGGCATATACCACACGCCGTTTTCGTCCTCAATTTTCAGGCTGCGCCGCCCGTACATGGTCACCCACATCTCGGCCCACACGCGGGCCACGTCTTCCACAAAACTGTAAAACCGATTCTGTACCGTCTGCATAGGCATGGTTGCAGCTTCCCGCACTGCCACAATAGCCGATGTGTTGTCTGGCCGCACGTCACCCAGCGCCGCGTCGTTTGCCCCGGATTGGGTGAGCGTGTTGGAGATAAGGGAAGCGATATTGTTATCGAACGCGGGGGCAAAATTCGGCGGATTGACATAGCGCACCGCGTTAAGCATATCCTCGGACGTGCCGTTGATTTTGATAATCTGGCCGGGGTCGTTGGTAATTGGTTGGTTTACTACGTCCCCGTTGACCAACGTCAAGGGCATACCCAGCATCATGACCGCCCAGACATTGGCCGTCAGCATCCGATTGATTGCAATCTGGTTGGGAATGAGATAGGTAATTTCGCTTTCGCCATAAGCGCAGTTGCGCCGGCGCTCCCACCGAAACGCGGCCAGCGGGTACAGCCGTAGCTTGGTGTCCCACCTGTACCGGATAGTGGCGCCGCGCACGGCCACAGAGGCCATAATCTTGCACGCGCCGTCCTTGGCCCACTCTTTCCAAAATTTCGTCAGCACAGTGGTTTTGCGGCTGTCCTCCGGCTCATCCTCGGCCATATCGCCGGCCATATACCCGGTATCCCTGTCCGGCTTAATCGCATCAATTTCGGCCTCTGAGCGACCATTCCGGCGGGCCTCGCGCTGCAAATCCGCAACGCTCTTGCGCTGGGCGATAATGATATAGGGCTGGGCCTGGATATCGTATAGATTCGGGTCGCCGAAATACACGTTTTCAACGTCCAGCACTTCACACGCAATATCTCCCTGAATCGGCGTGGTGCCGGATTCGTCCGCGTACAGCCCTGTACGGATTTTATCGTCCCAATAGGTGTACAGTACACCGGTTCCGGACACATAGGCGTTGCGCAACGCCTGTTCCTTCAGGTCGTCAAATTTTACACGCTCCGCCGTGGTCTTGAAGTAGTCAGACAACGCGGTCATGGTCACGGCCAGCTCTTCCTCCGGCGGAAGGCCCATGGTTTCCTGCGGTGAAACCTGCCCCTGTGCAAAAGCGTCGCGCTCGTCTCTGGCACGGTCGCTTAGGCCGACGGTGTTTGGTACGCCCTCCACCGAATAATTAACCGTAACCGGATTGGACGCCACCACGGCCATTTTATAGTCGCCAATGCGCTTGATAACGTTATGGCGCACCAAGGGCCTGTCGTTCCCGCACCGCGCCCCGTGCCACTGGTCGCCAATATAGAACCGCTCGTTGATTTTCCCTTGCTCGTACAGCCCTTTACGGCCCAAGCCGGATTTAAACGTCCGCCCGGCCTCGTATTCCGCAAATATCTGTTCCGGCTCCCACGGCTTTCTTTTCATGCGTATTCCTCCGTTCCCGCCTTCGGCTCATGCACCTTCGGCAGCATATAGAAGCCGCCGAGCGGTTTCCCACTCGGCGGCTGCGGATTATCGGGTATAGGCGTAGATGGTGTCCTGTAGGGATTTTTTGACGAACAGGTCGTAGTACAGGCGGTAGTCGAATTTCCAGGCGTCCGCCCTTAAGTTCTTGTCCGGCTCGAAGATGCGGACCTTCTCGGTCTTTTTGACCAGGGAAGCAGCCCGCTTCGGCAGCACCAGAATGCCGATTTTCTTTGCGCCGGAAGCCGGGACGAACCCGCCAGGGCGCTGGTCTGCACCGCTGGATCCGCTGTTGTCGGTCACGCCGTCATAAAACGTGTATGCCGTCTTCATGCGGTCGTCTGCTACCGGGATAATCGGCACGTCGTTCAGCTTCTTGACTTTGGTATTGATTTCGCCCTTGCGGAAATCGCTTACCATCAGCTGTCGGGAAAGCTCGGTGGTGTTCATCGTCGCCGACCAAACTTCGCTGTCAACAAAGCAAACGAGTTCCTCATCGTACCCGGCCACAGCCTGCACCTTGTTGATGGCCTCGGTAATCATTTTGTATACCTGGGAGGAGGGGGTACCGGTCACGGTGTGGGATTTGGTAGTGGCCAGGGTAGCCAGTTTGGACAGGACATACGCGTCCATCTCGGGCGACACCTTGGTGCGGATAAATTCGCCCATCACCTGTCCGGCCAGATTGGCGATACCGGTTTCGTCGTTGTCCTCTCGGTCAAGCTGGAAGGAGCGGCCGCGATCCATAGCCATCGTATAGGCCGTACTGGATACGGTCAGCGCACCGGTCACAAATCCGTTGTCGCGGTCATAGTTGCCGAGGCCCTGCATGTCCACATCCGGAATCAGGACAGTACGCGCCCCCACAAATTTACTTCGCATGGCGTTGTCCGCGAAGAAACTGGTCTGCGCGGACTGAACCAGCGCCTTGTCCAGTTCTCCAGTAAGTTTAGACTGGAACTCTAAAGAATTGATAGTGCTTTCTGTAATAGCCATTATGTATTCTCCTTATCTTGCCCACACACCGGCCAGCATGGCGTCGATGGTGGGGTTTGTGGTTTCGCCCGCGCCCTCAGCCTGGGAACCGGTGGACGCTTTCGTCGCTTGCTCCTGCACGGCCTTAGCTGCGGACACTTTTTTGCTTTCTGCGCGCTGGTAACGCAGATAGGCATCGGTAAGGTTTTTGCCTTTTACTGCCGCATCCAGCACGGATTTGGGGACAGCGGAAAACTCCGCCAGTTCGGGAAATTCCTGTTGTAGCTCCACAAACTCGTCGGCCAGCCTTTTGGCAAGGTCGGCCTTCTCCTTTTCCTGCGCGGCGGCAGCTTCTTTCTGCGCACTTTCGGCGGCGGTTTGGCGCTTAAGCTTTTCGGCATCAAACAGACGCTGCGCGATAGACTCGTTGCCATCGCACTCGGCAAGGATGGAGCTATAAAGCTGCTTGTCCTGACTCTCTACCAGGGCGTCCACCATCTCTTGCATACTTTTACCGTTGGCCGTAGCCAAAAAGCGGATCTTTTCGAGCGTCGGTGATACTTCGTCGAATTTTAGCCCTTTTTGCGCCAGTGTTTGAGCCTCTTCCAGCGTAAGTTCCCGGCTTTCATGGTTGTACTGGATGGGGATGGTGATAGGCTGCTGCACGTTCTCGCCCGCTTCCGCTTCCGGTATGGTGCCCGTGACGGCATCAGACTGCTCCGTGGGTTCCGCTGCTGCGGTAGCTGCGCTTTCGGCGTCTTCCTGTGGTGCGGATTCAGCCGGCTGCATGATTTCATTTTCTTCCATAATAATCTCCTTCCGCCCATGGTGAGGGCGTTTATTCCGTCGGCTCCTGTGCGGTGCCGTCGTAGGTTAAAAAGTTGGCCCATTCGCGCCGGAGTTTTTCGGCAGCTTGCTTGTCTATGGCGCTGACAGGCTCCTGGTTGCCCGTATTTGGCTTTTTACGAGCGGGGCCGTCTCTTTTTCTGCCTATCAGAAAACCGCCTAAAAACGCCGCCATAACCCATCCGGCGACGGATATAATCCATATCACACATCCCATCCCCCTTGCATATCTCTTGGTGTTACTCCGGTCGGTGCATATCTGCGACGCTCCGGCAACGGCTCCACTTTGCGTCGGATATATGGCTCCATGGCATAGCGCATGGCATCCATCAAGTGGTTATTGCTGTCTACCGGGCGATTAAGAGTAATCCCGGCCTTGTCCTTGTCCCATGCATAACTACCAATCTCCGCCGCAAAATTGGTGCAGCGCGGATGCACGATAATCCGGTAACCCTGTAGGTACTGGATACCATAAAGGATGCTGTCCTTGCCTTTGGCCGCCGGCCTCACACCGGACAGCCCCAAAAAGCGTAATTCGTCGTTTGATTTCGGCTCCGCGCTGTCCGCCTGAATGCGCTCTTTGGCATACCCTTTGTCCCGTATCCTTGCGTATATGTCGCGGTTCGTGAGGCCCCGCTCGTACACCTCGTCAAAAACAAAAAGGAGCCGTTTTGGCTCCAGGACCAACCCACAGAACAGCGCGGTCGGGTCGTTAGTATATCCGTAGTCAAGCCCGAACACCGAGCGTATAAGCGGTATTTTACGTACCTTGTCTATATCAAAGCTCCGTATCGCCCACCTATCGTATACAAGCCCGTCGGCCACACCCCAATCTCCCAGGCCGGCAACCCGAAACTGTCTAGGGTTATCGCGCTGCATCCTGGCAAATACCGCTTTGTCCGTATCGTCCAGCCACTCGTTGCATAGATAGGTGGTTGTATAGGTTGATACATAGTCGGCGGCCACATCAAAAAAGCGCCGCTTAAGCCAGTGCGTCTCGCTCCAAGGATTAAAGGTAAGAGTGGTCTGCTTGAACAGCGGTGGAGGCACGTTGCCGCGCGGGACGGACAGGTCCAGCTTGTCAAAGTCCGCCTCGCTGTCTATTTCGTAGGCCTCCTCGATCCAAACCCAGCACAGCACCCCGTGGTCTACGGTGGTGGAAGCCAGCTTTAAAGGGTCATCCATACCCCGGAACAATATCTTTTGCCCGGTAGGCGTGTATGTTAACTCCATCGGTGACGTGGTTGCCCGCCAATACGCGTCCACGCCAAGCCGCCGGATTGCCCAACGCAATTGCGCGAAAGTGGACGAGCGGTGCGTATCGCCAACCTTACGCACAACCAGCAAGTTTGCATCCGGGTATTGCATCAGGCGGACGATATGGTTAATGGCGGTTGTGGTGGACTTTTTTGACCCCTTGCCTCCCTTGAGGACGCGGTAACGCTTTTGGCATCGCCAGAAATCGCCATATCCCTGCCCGATAATGTCCGGTAGATATACCCTAGTCGCTGATTTTGTCGTCACCGCATATCACCACCGGTACGGCGCCTGTAATATCTAACTTGTCTGTAAAGCACCCCATGTTTTTGCCAAGCAGCTCCAGTGCCTTGAGACGCGCCGACATGCTAGGTTTAACCATATAGGCGTTGCCAAACATATCGTGTGCCGGGTAATCCTTTGTGCCAAGCCCAATCGCAGTAAGCTCGGCTAACACTTCACGTTTTGTGGCTATGGCCGCATCTTCTCCCGGTTTAAGCGCCTCGGCCATTAACTCGTCGTACCTTAGCCGCACCTCAGCCACAGCAAATAGTTTGCTTGCCTTAACGTCAACAATCCTATCAGCCGCCTTACAATTTGGATAGGCGTTGCGGTATGCCTCTCTTTGACTTTTGCCTGCTACAAGCGACTGGATAAATACCTCTCTATTTTTGGTAAGCACCGCTTACACCCCTCCTTATTTTATGTATCCCCAAGCCCACCCTCCGGACGCTATGCCGGCCTCGTCGAAAAAGGATTTTAAATAATTTCTATTTTGCTATTGACTTTATTTAAACTCTGTGCTTTACTGTAGTTGCAATAAAGAAAGGAGCTGCACACTATGGATAAAATCGCGGAATACAAAAGACTGATTTCAATGTATGGCATTTCCGATACGGGCAAGGGAACGCTGCGCATCCGCGCTTCGGTTCCTGCGGAAACATTGGATTTTATACGTGCGGAAAAGCCTGGGATACTGGCATACCTGCAAGAAGTCAAAGCGCTGGAAGACAAGCGCAAGGCCGCCTTAGAATCCGTAGAAGGAATCGATGAAATCCGAAAGGCCATTTATGCCATCCATAACTTCCACCGTCAGTTAAATGATGCTATGGACAACGAAGATTACAGGCCAATTAAACGGCCGGAAGCGGACTTGGAAGCCTTGTGCAAAAAATACCCGGTCGCCAAAGCGTACCTGGATGCTGAAGCGTTCAGCCTGTCGGAAAACACTGTTAAATCGCAATATGGCAGGGACGCCATGAACCGCATCTTAGATGGTGAAAACCATGAAAATGTCATAAGTGATATGAATGCCGAATGGTCTGAATATGTTAATCAGCATGCGTTCGATTAATAACAGGGGGAAAGGTCATGAAAAAGGTAATCAACGGAAAACTGTACGATACCAGCACGACGGAGCTGGTCGGGGAATGGAACAACGGCAGACTGGATGACAGACTTTATGTGTGCTCCGAATGTTTGTACCGGAAGCGCACGGGGGAATTCTTCCTTTTCGGCTCCGGCGGTCCCGGATCCAAGTACGCAAAGCCAATCGGGGATAACAATTGGTCTGGAGACGATGTTATTATCCCGTTGTCTGCTGGCGCGGCGGCGAAATGGGCGGAAGAACACTTGCCCGGAGAAGAATATGAAAAAGTCTTTGGCGAAATTGTCGAAGACGATACAAAGCGCACCATCACCCTGTCAGTAGGCACAGGGAACCACGAAAAGGCCAAACGGGCCGCTGCGGAACGAGGAATATCCCTTTCTGCGCTGGTTGATGAATATTTTGGAACGTTGTAAGGGGGAAATAAAAATGGACAACATGATGAAACGCTACCATGAAGAAGAAAAAGAAGTCTTGTGGGAATTGGATTTCCACGGCAGCTTGTACGACTGCTACGCCGGGACTAAAGGCATATACCGTTCCAAAAAAGACGGCGTGTGCTTTTACGCTGAACACCACACCAACGGGATGGAACACACCGGGGCCGATTACCTGGTTCTGTTGCCGGAAGACATTGCGGCCGAAGCGCTGACAAAAAAGTATGCAAAATTTTATGGTGGCGATGAACATTATGAAATCGACCCGGAGTATTACTTGACGGAAACCCGTTACATAATACGATAAACGTCCAAGGACAGGAAAAAGAAGAGCGCATCCGGGCCAATCGTCCGGGGCGCTCTTCTTTTTCTCTACAATACCAGTTTACTGCATCGGGGGCGGACATACAAGGACATTTACCGCCAAAGCGTGGAGCCTGCGCGTGTGCCTCGCGCTATATCCGATACGTTCGGCGGTTTCCTCGATAGTTTTACCGCCTATGTAGATATTGCGCAAGACGTCGCGTAGTTTATCATCCGGTATTCCGATAATACAAGACTCTATTTCGCGCCTAAGGTTTACTTTACGGTCTATCTCACGGTCGAGCTCCGCGTCAATGTCCGCAATGTGTTGCACGGCATCCAGCACCCTATCGCTAACGCCACCAAGATGCGGCATGTCTGACAATACGGGGGATACACTGACGGCCAGTGCCATCCATCCGTCTCTTTCGGCAATCATTCTATTGATTTGGGCCTCCAACATCAGGTACTGCCCCAGGTACTGCTTCTTTTCCTTGCTTGTCATCCGCTGCCCTCCTTTCTGCCTCCCGCTGGGCGCGCATCTGTGCATGATACGCCTTACACACAGCTTGGTTGTGCTGTACCGTATCGGCCACATAATCCCGTTTTTCTGGTTCCATGCACGGGGTCACGCACAGTCCGTCAGAATTTGCCCATTGGCAGTGTGTGCGCATGCATTGCCGATAACCTGTCTTTTTCAGCCGAACCGCCCTTAACGGTCTTGTGGCCTCCGCCCAAGCAGGTTTAAACCAATCCCAAAACTTTTTACAAACGTCGCTTTTAGACGTGCACCGTTTACCCCTACTGCAACTTCCACATTGGCTATCCGGTATTTTCATCGTCCCCCGCCCCTAAAACACGCCGCGCAAAACAGCCCCACGCAGGCCCCGGCAGATGCCGCAAGCAGCAGATACATGATGCCCAGGATGGGCGATATGCAGATGCTCATAGCGTGGCCTCCTTCTTGTACCACGGCTTAAATTCCTGTATTTTTTCTAGCAACGTTCCAGCGTCTCCGTCAAAGCAGATCGCCCTATCGTCTATGTAGCATACAGCCGGCGGTTTTGTGCTGCTTACCCCGTCCACGCTGATTTTTTGCCGTTTTAGCCAATCCCTTACAGCTTGTTCCCCGGCCGATTCCGCGCATCGCGTAGAAACGACCACTACCCGATATCCCGCTTCTCTGATTTTGCTTATCGCGTCTTTTATGCCTGCTACAGGCGGATCCGGGATTTCCGATACCCCACACCATCCGCTTGTATAGCTGTGTATCACACCATCAAAATCAAATACCACCGTTTTACTCATGGTGCGGACTCCTCCTCTCGATAAATCTGTAACCACCGCTCACGGCATTTTTTGCAGGCGATTTGCGGCCAATGCACAATCTCCCCGCTGTCCACGGTTATGCCATCATCGTAAAAATCAGTGCACTGGTCATACCTGCCGCAAAGTGATTTATTGTCAACAAAACAGTGATACTTAGCGGATTTGTAGATATAGCCGCCTTCATTACCGACGGGCAATTGCCAAACCGGGCGCTCGTAACTATCAAAATTCATGTGCATCATCCTCCTTCGGTGGTTCCGGCAGTCTATCCTTGACGCTTATCCATGCAGGCATCATATTTCCCCTCCCGGCGCATCTTGCTAAGATAATCCACAGCGGCCCAATACGTAAGTCCCTTGGGCAGTTCCTTCCGCTCGACCTCCAAAATGCGGGTTTCGGCTTTTTTAATCGTCCATTTCATTGTCTTTTTCCTCCCCAAAACTACAGTAGTCATCCGGCTTAACATAAGGTTCATTCACGCCGCGGCCGTCGCCCGTTGGGATCCATTTTGGGTTTGCGCATATCAGCACCCGCGGGTCGGTTGGAAACGGCTCCGCGTATTTGCAGCATGCACAGCGGACTATGCTTATAAGGTCATGTCCCATCTCTGTTCTCCTCTAGCGGCGCAAGCGCTAAACTTATCACTTGGTTCACAAGCCATAATCCCGACAGCGCTTCGCTTTCATATGGCCCAGATTCCATAAAACCCAAGGCCAGATTCTTGATTTGGCCTAGACTGGCTTTGTATTTATCCCGTTCCGTCGCAACACCGGAAAGGTCGGATATGGTATTCGACCAGCTGTTCCGGATTCGGACGATTTCCGATTCCTTTTCGGCAAGCTGCTTCTCTACGATTTTGCAACGGGCTTCCATCCCGTCGCACTCGCCGAGGGTTTCTATGTACCGGCAGTGTTCGTGTTCGGCGATTGCATCGGTTTCTGCAAGCTGCTTTTCCAGTGTCTCGATGGCATCGGCGGCTTCGTCAACATCGTCAAGCACGTTGCAATTGTCCTGGTCACGCAGGCGCTTTACCAGTTCCTCATACATCCGTTATCCCTCCTCTGCCGGCTGGTTCAGCCAGTACACCGTAGCCTCTATGGCTTCTTCCTCTGCCACATAGTTTTCTCCATCCGCCGCGATAAACGGCGCGTAGGCATCCCAATCGTCATACCGGGTCATATGCGGCGCTAACGCTTCTGGGCTGGCTGCGATGCGTTCAAAATTGGTTATCGTCTTCGGCACATAAGCACCGCACGGCCAAGTAAATCCGCTTTCCTTGCAATCTTCGTATTTTTTGCAGTTTTCACACTTACCCATCCTACACCTCCGGTTTCCGCCTGTAGGCAAGCCATCCATTGCTATAGCCGTCAATCGCAAGGTCGGTCTTGTTAGCGATACGGAGGTAAAGCCAGCCCCCGGCGATAAAATCGACTATATCCCACCATTGACATTTGCCCTTTACGACATATACCGGCTCCCCGCGCATCCCCCGCAGTTCCTCCAGCGTCAGAGGTTTGTTCTCCTGCAGTTGGGTGCGTAGGGCGGCAAGTACTAATTCGTTAATAGCTTTCGCCCTCAACGTGTAAGGGCTGAAATCCTGTGGGAAAATTGTATGCTCGAAACACTTGATAGCGTCTTCAAGCGTGACGTTCGTCGCTTCTTCAATCGTCATCTTCGCCCGTCTCCTTTCACGTCAACGCAACCAAAAACGCCGCGTTTGTCAGTACATGCCACATGTGCGGCATTTCGCTTTCCGGGTCGTGTGTTTCGCCCATCTGGTACGCCATCAGGTGCCGCAGTAGCGCCGCGACATAGCGTTCCGGTTCCACGCCGCGCCAACTATTAGGCGCATACTTTTCCGCGCCGTAGGTCAGCACACGGCCGAGTGCCATGACAGCCTCGGGCGGCACCAGGTCAAGCCTGGGCTTCCCATCGTCGTATTTTAATCCGTTCATAGATTTGTCCTTTCTCCCATTCCCGTCAGCGTCGTTTGTCCGCTTGAATCCTGCTTTTCCATGGCCCGCCTAAGCGCCTTATAAGCATTGTATTGCTGGCGGTATCTATAACTGTCGCCAAACACGTTCCACGCAGCTTTTACCAAATTTGGCTCATACGGTCGTATTTTTTCCAAATCTTCTATTGCTTTTGACGATATAGAGCATCCGCAACATCCTGTACGTGTTAATCCATATACCTCATAGGCATCGGAATAGCGGATATGGTAGTAGTCTTTGTACCATTGTTTATCAGCGTCAGACACATAGTACAAGGGCCTTAGCCTGTATTTTCCGTCAGCCGTCTCCGCAAAGCACATAGACGTATTATCTTTGCGCGGGACTGACCGCATACCGCCTTCATCCCTACGCTCGCCGGTGATTATCATATCAAACTGCTTTTGCACACGGTGTGCTACTTGCTTTTTGCAGTAATCGCAGCATTTGTTACTGACGTTAAACGGTATCGGATTTTCAATGATAAAATCTAACAAATACTTCGACGAGTTTATGACAAGCTGAATATCCGGTCGTGGATCACCAGCGGAATTACATCCGCATAAAAAGTTTATCGTAGATTCACATTTCGGATAACGTTCGCGCAGTTCCGCCCGCTTTGCCGCTTTGTCTTCTGCCTCTGCATACTCTGCCGCGATAGACAGCGGGATATTTTTCTTCTGCACTCCCTCTAATCCGCTGGACACAATCTTAGAGATAAACGGCAGACCGTGTTCGCGTGTGGCTAGAACGATATTCTTTTTCGGGCGGTATTCCGTGATTGTAACGCCATATAGCTTTTCCATATCACGCACATGGCGTTTTATTGCATCCATCTCCAAGCCGGTGTTAAAAAAAGCGTATTGGATTGGCGGCAGGTCAAACGTCTTGCGTACCGTCTCGATTAAATGCAGTACGATGTCGCTATCACTTCCCCCGGAATAAGAGCAAATAGCATTGGGGTGTTCAACCAGCCTCCTTGCGATTATACTTTTAATTGCTTCAAATTTTGCTTCTGGGCCAAAATCCGCATAAGCGGGCCTATCTGTATACACTTTGCTCTTGTATGTTTGTTTCATCTTTCTTTTCCTCCAAAATTTTGTTTGGAGGATACCGGTATCCTCTCCCGTCGGCAGCTACCCCGGCGGGTTTATCGCAATGATTCAATATCAGCTATCGCCTGGAATATCGGGTAAAACTGCGCCGGGACTACGGCGTTGCCTAGGCATTTAAGTCTGTCCACCCGGTGGGGAACCCCATTAGCCACTCGACCCACGTCGGGTTCAGCTGGCCGCCAACATCCGTGCGCAAGCTCCGGCTGTTTCCGCCGCCGGTCGTCCCTGTGCTGTCCGCCGCTGTTGGCGTGGCCCACATCTGGACCAACCGTGCAAGCCCCACCGATCCGTCCGCTCCGTTCTGGTTCACTTTTCGGATAGTTCCGTTCTTTGTCGTGCGGAATTTGTCCCCTTTCCCGATTATTGCACCTGGTCCCGAATCCTGCGCCGTCACGGTAGGCAACAATACATACCCTGTCTCTCCGGTGCGGGGCATCGACGGCACAAGCCGGAACAACAAACGCTTGGCAGGTGTACCCGATGCTTTCCAAGTCAGAAAGCACTTGGTCGATCGCCATACTGATGATTCCAGCAATATTCTCACCAACAACCCAAGCGGGCCGGAGTTCTTCGATAACACGCAACATTTCCGGCCAGAGGAAACGGTCATCTTCCTTGCCTCTTCGCTTCCCGGCGACAGAAAACGGCTGGCAGGGGAATCCGCCTGAAATAACGTCAACTGTTCGCATGCCTGTTCTTTCGTAAAAGTCGCCTCCCGTCAACGTCCGTATATCTCGCCAGCGCGGGACATCCGGCCAGTGCTTTTCAAGCACCTTTGTGGGATAGTCGGCCCATTCGCACTGTCCCACCGTGCAGAATCCCGCCCGCTCCGCCGCCAAATCCAGGCCGCCGATGCCGCTGAACAGCGACAGGTGCGTTAGTTCACCCACGCCGCTTCACCCGCTTCTTCCGTTTGGATTTGCTTCTGTCTTTTCCTTGGTCTACGCTTTTTATCTGCCGCTTCCAGTAGGCGCGGGTTGGTTGTTTATTCATACAATCTCCTCCACGGTGATTTCCGTCCGCTTATCTGCCCCATCCACGCGCCGAAGCACTAAATCTATCTTGCCAAAGCTATCGTCCTCAATAATTCCAGCCTTGACCAGTCCGTCAAGTATCATCTTTCCGCTGTAGTTGTCCGGGTCTCTCCGTCGGTTATCGCCGAAACAGTAAGCCAGCGTCACAACGGAATGCGCGATAGGTTTTTTAGGCGCTGGCTTGCAGTATGCCTTAACCAGCATAGCCCACGTCTTTTTCTGTGCCTGATACTCCCGGAAATTGGTACGCCCGATAAACTGGTTATTGCTTGGCGGCACGTGCGGGATTATGTAGTGGTACGTCAAAATGGGTCGACTTGGAATATGACCGTTATAATCCATCATCCCACCGACTCCATAAATGAGCTATATGCAGATATGTATTCCCACTTTTGGCTGTACCTTTGATACTTGCTTGTTGTTTCCCCGACACTTATTTGTGTATTTGTAGCAACCACTTTGCTGGGAACTACCAGTGTATCCACTTCGATTCCATCCCCGCCAATCATCCGCAACACATAAATATCGCATGTGCAAAAAGGCTTTTCGAGGTTGAACGAATAGAAATTGCCTCCCGTGCCATGATATAGGCGGCTCGCCTTTACATCCACCTTTACACTGTCATTCACAAGCAAATCATACGGAAAATTTTGCGGCATCCGGCGCACTTCGTACCCCATCGACACAAGGCGCTCCATTATGATTTTTTCGTGGCTTTTCCCAAATGTGGTTTCACACTCCTTTATCGGCAATCGCATTTTCTCTGCAAGCGCATACCAACCGCCCTTGCGACGGGTAATGGCGTTGGTTAGCGACGTGTCCCCACAGTATTGCTCGACCTCTTTTCGTGTTGGCATCCTGTCTAGATGGCTAAACTTGACTATCTCAATAATTTTCTCTGTGATTTCTTCATCGGTCCATCTGGTCCCGTGAGTGTATCCCATTCCACTTCCTCCTAAAAAGGCAACGAATCCGAATCTTCAATTTCCTCAAAATCGCCCGCATTGGCGGTGGAAAAAGCAGGGGGCGTTTCGCTGTACTGGGGAATCTGGGAATCATACCGGGAGCCGCCGGACGGCGCTCCGCCTGCATTTTTGGATTCAGCAAAGAAAGCGTTGTCGATAACCACCTCAAAGGCCGTGCGTTTGTTGCCATCCTTATCGGTGTAGTTCCTGGACTGCAGCGAGCCCTGCAGCGCGATGCGCTGTCCCTTGTGGAAATACCGGCAGATGAACTCGGCAGTCTGCCGCCAGGCGACGCAGTTGATGAAATCCGCCTGACGCTGCTCCGAACCCTTGGGCTGGAATGCCCGGTCGACAGCGACGCTGAAGCTGGTCACGGCTGTATCCGTCTGGGTACGGCGCAGTTCCGGGTCAGTGGTAAGCCGTCCGAGTAAGCATATAATGTTCATGGCGTTCAACCTTTCAATCTGTAGTTTCTGGATTCGTCCCTGCTGATAAAAACGTTGTGGTCTTTTGCCCTGTGGAAAATTCTGCTTCCAACCGCTTCATCCACACGCAAGATTTCGTCCACGGTCATTTCGCACGAAAAAATGGTTATGGAATCATTGCGGCAATACCGATAATTTATCAGCTCAAAAGCCACATTGACATCGCCCTGCGTCGGCGTTGCTCCTGACGCTGTTTTGAATAAATCGTCTACGTATAGGATATCTACCTCTTTCAGCGGGCGGATTAAGCGATCGTATTCCCTTTCATCGTTCACGCACGATTTCAACTTTACAACCTCATCACGCCACAACATATATCTGGCGGACATGCCGGTTTTCATCAGTTCCCCGACAGCGGCCGTGCAAAGGTGCGTTTTGCCTGAGCCGACCTGTCCGCACACCAAGAGCCATCCGGATGGATTTTTCGCATAGTCCAGAACTTTTTCCTTGGCTTTCCCTTGCCATGGTTCATTGACTATAAAGGAATCAAACGTGTAAGCGTCCAACGTACCGGCCAATCCACTCCTGTGAACCCGTTCAAGGTTTTCTCTGGCAACCATGCACTCACATGGTCTACACACGATTTCACTACCCTTTAGGTAATAAACAAGACCCTTGTCATTACACACATCACAGTGTTCTCCGGGCAATCCGCCAGCCTCCGCGTTCATGGCAGCGCATCTAGCTTTTTCGTATTCCTCAGACGACATCTCCGTAACCGGGGGCAGCCACTCCGGAAGCTTTATCCCTAGTTCCATTTTGCGAATTTCTCTCCCTCCGCTCCCAATTTCTAACCGTGGCCTTCCAGTCTTTCATTTTAGACTTTCCGATCATCCAGCCTTTGCTATCGTAATAGTCGACGAAGTATGCCGGGTCAATTCCGTTCCCCCTTTCCCGGCAATAGGCACACACTTCTTCTACCGTCGGTTTTCGGAAACGCCCCATACTATTGTTGTTATTTATATCTGGTTTACTATCTGGTTTACTATCTGGTATAGGTGTGCCCGTTTGGTCACTTCCATGTGCCCGTTTGGTCACTTCCATGTGCCCATTTGGTTCATCGTCGCTACCATTTAGCTCACAAGGATCATGCGGCCATTCTCCGGTTTGATAATACCGTATAATATCCTCCGAAAGCGCATACCATTGGGTTCTGTCGAACGGCTTTGTATTGTAATTTCCGATGTATATCGCGCCGCCACCAGATAGATTTTCGATTATCCTTCGAACCTGTTTCTTAGTCCAAAACTTATACATTTTAGCGTAGGCATCCATAGTGTTGTACGTCCAAAACTTTCCGTCCCGATATTGGTGCCCGTTAGCAATGTTTTTTGATATCCAAAAATACAGGTTGTGGATGAACACCGCCTCATCAACGCCGTAAAGTTCCGCAATCCGGCTGTCAAAGCTGTATACCATCGTCACCCCTCGCAATCTGCGACACGGCGAGAACATCCTTGGCAAACTCGCGGAATCTCTCGGGATTCATGCTTATGCGTCCGTCTTCGAAGACTACGGTTACGCCCCCCCCTGGACAGTTCAAACGAAGCGCTTGCGCCTGAGAACGTCTTGCAAACCAGTTTAAGCCGTTCGATGTTCACCGCCTCTGGCTTTTTGATTTCTGCCGGGTTTTCATCCTTTCGATTTGCCCGACGAATGCCGCTTTTCCCTATGTATTTGATGACCGTGGGGTAACAGCATTCCAGCTGTTCGGCAATTTCCGTGTTGCTGTACCCCTGTTCTCGCAGGCGCAGCATTTCCTCACGGGTTACCTCTTCGGATAGCCTCTTTCTCATTTTTCCTCCTGTAGCTGCACCAGTCGGTGGAGCATTGTTCTCTGTGGTACTTGCAGGCCATACAATGGCGCATGCATACCGCCTGATGGTCAAACGCCTTGCAGTGAACAACGCTATGGCCCGACGGTGTTTCGCCTATTTTCTTGCAAATCGGGCAACTCACGAGCGCCACTCTCGTTCTATTTGGTTCTCTAGTAATCGGATTTGCAGTTTGTAAATGTTAATTGCTTCCAAGGCGGATTTGTAATTTACCTCGGCGCAATCGCGCTTGAAGCGAAGATCCGCTATTTCGGCGGATCCTCGACATAGGTCGGAAATAACGGTCACGGGTGTTCCTTTATCCCTCTCGATTAGGATTTTTTTAGACAACGCCACTCGGTAGTCATGTTCAGCCTTGGCGCGTTCTCTCCCTCTTGCTCCAAGTTGCCTTAAAGCGCTATCCACAAGCGATACTTTGGCCGAAAGCTCACTCATAAGGTCTTGCCCGCTCATAGATAATTCCTCCCTATAAGGCGCATAAAATCTTCCCGTGTATGGGTTTCCTCGTACTTTTCCTGACATTCGCGCTTTAGTTGTAAATCAAAAGCTCTGTCGAAGTGCACGCCTCTATCGCTCCCGTTATGCAGGTCAGCGCGAAGCCATACCCAAAACCCGTTTCTGTCGGATACAGAACGGAGGCCGTTACCAAAGAAAATGTGATGCTTGTGTAATCCGGCTGTAGCACCGGACACATAGCACTCTTTATTCTTTTGCAGAATTGATTTCACTGGCCGTCGCCTCCTTCAAAGCTTTTTCGGCCGCTTTTATGCATGACGTGCACAGCATTCTCCCATACCGCCGCTCTGAATATGCTTCGATTTCACGGGGTGTCCACAATTCTCCGTTTTTCTTACGAATCCCAACAATTGCACTTCCGCAGTCTGCGCACGGGGCTGGCTCTGCGCTGTCCGGCAAATCTTCCCCGGCGTAAATATACAGGCCCAACCCGTGCCGGGCAATGGCTTTAGTAAGCGAACGCTGAATAGCCTTATTGACCTCTGTGCTCGTTACGTCGTTAACAGGTATGGATTGGTTGCGGTTGTTCATCACCGGCAGATATTCGATATGCTCCAGCCCATTCACCGTAACGCCGGTTTTTACCCAGCAGGTTTTACCGTCAGTGTGATAAAACCGGCCATTTCCATCCTCGTAGATGGTATATAGCGCATCTGGGTGCCTTTTTTTCAATTCCCCCCAGGCCCAAGCCCATGACAAATATGTAAGGCCGTTTTTGCTCTCGGTTTTTCCTGAAACATCTATGCTGTTCAGCTCACTGAAATAGTTATCCATATTGCCTCTCCTTACAAAAGACGGCGGCGTTTTTCGATACAATCCGGACACACCATAACGCCGCAAAAATCATAATATTCATCCTCGAATATTGGTTCCCCGCACCAGCCGCATATATAGTCAGGTTTTGCTTCCGGCCCCTCCGGGCACCCCGGCAGGTGCGGCCACGAATGGCACTCCTTGCACATTTTCGCTAGCCTCCAGTTCTTTGCAACGCTCAAACCAGTAGCTGCTGGTTTCTCTGGCCTGCCTAAGCTGCTCCCGGACATCATCCAATTCCATGATTACGTCCGCCAGCTTATTCAAAATCTCGGAGCGTTTCCGTTTCATTTGACAAATCTCCTTTTCCCCTGTATAATCAGGGTGTTGTATTATTTTTCTGCGTTGTCGCCGTCAGTGTTTGCGCCACTGGCGGCGACTTTCTTTTCATAGCGTCGATTGATGGTTTTAATCCAGTCTGTCATACCGTCTGTGATTCCGGAATACCCAAGAAACCTCAGCTTGCCTAGAAGGCCGCTTGCAAGCTCTATTTTGATGGACGCAGCTACCTTACAGGTATCTTTTATCCCTTCCGGCTTCTTCGCCTTGGAAGGCCGTACAAACTCAAATGTGATATCCTCGATATCAACCATCTCCAGCAGTTCCACGCCGTAAAGCTCACACATGGCGGCCGCCGTCGGCGGGGTGGGTAAGCATTTGCCGCTTTCCATTCTGGATAGTTGCGGCGCATCAATTTTTATCCCGGTCCGTTTGCTTAGCTCCTGAGCAACTGCCGGCTGTTCAAGATTCGCGGCTCTTCTCGCTTCCTTAAATCGTATCACTTTGTTCCTCCTCTCTGCCGCCTTGACGTGTTCCAGCACGTCCGGCGGCTTTCTTTATGCCCCCGGCTACCCCGCACAACGCTAAACCAGTCCCGCCCATCAGAAGAATCGGCACCGGCTCCCACTCGGTGGCGCAGGCGGCCAAGCAAACTAGGCCAATGCCCACAGTCAGCAGGATGCCGCGTAGAATTTGCATTATGTAGCCTCCTTCAAAGCGTCTAATATTCGCATCAACACCAGCGGAACGCTCAGCGGTATTTCTCCGCGCCGGTATTTAATAAGCAGCCGCCGGTTGATTGTATATGTCCATCGGTTTTTGCTTTGCTGTTTGGCCGCACCGAACGGGCAATCGCCGTCCTGGCACCAGAGCCTTATGTATTGCGCTGTCGGATCGCCGCCAAGGAACGCGGACGCTTCGTCGGGGCGGACCTTTGGCAGAGACAATAATTCATCTTCGGTCAATTTGATTCACCTCCTATTACAATCCACGCTGCGGGCGGATTTTATATGCGCCTTTCTGCTGGTTTATCCAGCAATCCACGCCCAAAACGGCAACGGCGGATTGTATTGGCGGTATGCCGGTACGTCATCCGGGGCAACAAACACGACCACATACTCCCCGTAGCTATACGGTTCCGCCCGGACTTCGGCGACGCCTCCGTCAGATGTCGTATACGATCGTGCCCAGGTATCTGATCCGCACAGTATTTTAGTCGCTTGCCGTTCTGTGCTGATGTCTACCCCTTGGTCACACAGCCACCGGATAAGCGGCGCATCTTTATGCGCGTAATACACTTCTCGCCTGTACTGTGGCTTAGGCGGGCAACTAGACAGATATGATTCGTACCCGGTCATTTACATTAGCCTCCCTTCGGCCGCCCGCTCTCCCGCGGGCGGCTTTTTATGCTCTGACCTTGGCCAGCGTAGCAACGATGCCTTCATCTTCGTACACCAGGTTAAGAACCCGCCATTTTCCGCTGGAAAGCAGTTCGTTGATTTCAGCCTCACCGTGAACCGTGCGCAATTCACGGATGTTCTCTAGATTCATGTTTTAACCTCCATTTATTGCCTTTTATTCTGTCGCGTGGTAAAATTGTCGAAGAAAGGGGGTGAAATTTATGGCTAATTCAAAAATCGTTACCTATGATTTGCGTGCTCCTGGAAAAAACTACAACGGTCTGTACGAAAAAATAAAGTCCTATACAGCATGGGCGCATATCCAGGAATCCGTATGGTATATTTCCACTCCGGATAGTTGCGTCAGCGTACGAGACCACTTGAAAACAGAAATCGACAGCAACGATTCACTGTTTGTAGCAGAACTGACAGGCAGCGCGGCATGGACAGGGTTAAACGATAAGACAGGCGCATATCTAAAAGAGCATCTATAATTCCTGCGAGCAGCACATGGATTCGTTCGTGTGCTGTTTCTTTATCCGGATTTCCGTAACGTTTTCGTCCAGGCACGCCTTGATGACCTTTGCTATTTCATCGGCAGAACCAACGGTTTCAAAATTTTTCCCGTAATTCTCGGCATCAACTGATATATTCACCCTCACTCTTTTCACCTCCTCCGCCCTATCACGAGCTTTTCCAATTTGTGTGCATTTCCCACATCATGGGATAAGTCCTCTTTATCGGACACCTCCTTTGATAGCCTTTGATTATCATCTCGACAAGGAGTGATAATTTTGGGAAAAAGAATTACCCGTGTACCGTCAGTCTGGATTGTTCAAAGGATTCAATATCCTCTTGCCGGATTCGGTAGTCCCGTCCCAACTTGATGGCGGTCAACTTTTTCTTGCGGATCCAGTCCCAGACAGTTAGAACTTTGACGCCATACCGCTGCGCCACCTGCTCGCACGTGTACATTTCGGACATACTACACCTCCTCTCTTTGTGCACCTTGTTAGTTGTGTTTACTTCGGTTTTGTGATATTATGAATTTACGAGGTTCACAATTCACAAACCAGTGCTAGCTATGTTTTACGAGGTACATTCATAATATAGCACGGTTTTTCGAGTGTGTCAATCAATTTTTAGCTCTATTATCCGAGCTATAGCATAATTGGATAAACACACAAAGGTAGGTGCAATATTATGTATGAAATATTCGAAAAGCTTTTAATGGAGCGCGGTGTGACCGCTTATAAAGTGGCAAAGGCAACCGGCATTTCTACAGGATCGATGACAGACTGGAAAAAAGGCAGAAGTGCGCCAAAAGTAGACAAGCTTCAAAAAATCGCTGACTACTTCGGCGTATCCGTAGACTATCTCCTTGGCAACGAACCTAAAGAAAAAACGCCCGCCGAAGCGGACGTTACCTTTGACGATTTCACCTATGCCATGTATGGCGAGGCCAAGGAACTCACGGACGAAGATAAAAATATGCTGCTGGAAATGGCGCGTATGTTAAAGAAACGGCAGCAGGAAGGGAAATAGGCTGCTGCCCATGAATATTGACGCTCTCATCTCTCTGTATAACGAATTGCAGAGAGATGGCATTCTTGTCTTTGAGTGTTCCCAAAAATCAACTAAAGCTGTAACAATTAGGAATCAACTCGGGTGCGGTATTTTTATTGATACCAATCATATCGAAACCGTAGCCGAAGAACTCAGCGTCCTGGCCCATGAATACGGCCACTGTGCCACCGGGGCAACCCATGCTGTATGTAGCCCGCTTGACTTGATAGAAAAGCACGAATACAAAGCGGACAAGTTTGCATCACACAGGATTCTAGACCCAGCGGAAATGAAGATGGCCATATCTGAAGGCTACACCGAAGTCTGGCAACTGGCCGAGCGGTTCGGCGTCACCGAAGATTTTATCCGCCGGGCGGATTATATTTATAGGTGTGAGGGGCTCATATGAAATGCATATAAGAATGTCTGGATTGTTATATAAAGGAAGTGTTTGATGTGGGGTTTTTGCTCAACAGAAAAATGAAGAAAACGCTAGAGTTTGCATTTTATTCTCATCTTGAAATTTTTAAAACTGATTTATTGGCATTAGTCAATTCCGATTGTCTAACAGAGGATACCTTTATTACCGCTAAAAGAAAATACACTCAATCGGTTTTGGACTACATGATGAACTCAATTGAAAACGTAGGAGCTTCATCGCATATCAGAAAAATACAAATTCTTCATGACCCCAGCGCGTGTGGGTTTGATTTTGAATGGGGAGAACTGAATCCAGGGCTGGTATATGCATGTGTTTATTTCGTTTTAACTGGCAAACAAGCGGAAACTGCACCCTGCATTTATTTTAATCATTTTGTTGCAGCCATTATTGATAACGCATTACAAGAATTAGATAAACAAGTATAAAAGACCGCCCAGGACTGGTACTCCTGAGCGGCAGGCGTGAATAGAATCCACAGGGCGTGAATTTTCTACACAACTATATTATACGGAATTGTCATAATTTGTCAATTCCTATGTGGAGGGGTAAAAATGGGCAAAGAGCACATAAATAATTGGATTACTAAAAGAGTTCAAGAGCCAACGATGGAATATCAAGACATATGTAATTTGCGTACCGAGCTGATAAGTTCAATTGAAAAAGTTGAAATCAATAATGATTTAGTTTATACCCTAGTTAATCAAATTTGCGAGTTAAAAAGAGACACTATCATTGCTAGAAACAGGCAAAAAGAAGAAAAGGATAAATCTGGGATAGCCCTATGGACAACAAACTTGATTTTATCTATTGTCACTCTTTTTTATGCTCAGTTTAACGGCACGTCAATGCTCGCACAGAATCATTCGTACATCGTATTTTTCTTAGAATATTTATTGTTACTGGCTGGTGCAATTTTTATAATGTTCATCCCGCTTATTTGCGGCCTATTATCTGGAGACTTGCTTTGTAAAAAGCCTGTTTGGGTACGTCGAGTTTTGTTTATAGTAATAGCGATAGTTGCTTCTTCGATTTTAGCTGGAAACCTTTTAGCATAAAAAACCGCCCCGCTCCGACGGCAATCGGAACGAGGCGGGCACCGCTGGCCAGATGGCCATACAGTGTGGCAAATAACCTTCCACATTGTACCATCTGGCCCGGGAAAAATCAAGTCCCGGGCATTTTTATGCCCAATTTTAAGGGGGATGGTATAGAATGGCAAGGAAATCCATAAAGCGCGAGAATGGCACAGGCTCCGTGTACAAACGCAAAGACTTAAAGCGGCGCCCCTGGGTGGCGGTCGCACCGGCGGAATTAATCCGTGATGATGATGCCGGGAAAGTCAACGCCAAGCAGATGATAATCGGTCACTATGCCACCGCGCAAGAAGCCAAAGACGCGCTGGACGAATATAGACGTAACCCCACCACCAAGTACAATATTACGCTTGCGGAACTGCGTGAGGAATGGATGCCTATATGGTATTCCGGTAAATCCAGTAAGCTGTGCGCGGGTTATGATTCATCCTGGAAGCATTTGTCTCCCCTGTATGATAAAAAGATGCGTGAAATCCGCACCGCCGAAATGCAATCTATCATTGATGGGCTTCAAAAAGAACGAACTGTAAGGCGCTATAACCGGGATATAACCGTTCCCGCTATGACATACTCCGGCTTATCGAAAATAAAAATATTGCTTGGCCTATTATATAACTATGCCATGCAAAATGATATTGTAAGCAAAAACTACGCACAGTTTCTAATCCTACCTAAGAACATCAAATCGGCTAAGGATTGTTTCAACGATTTGGAGTTGGAGAAAATCCGCAAGGCTGTGGGAACAATTCCATATGCCGACTGGATTTTGGTGATGATTTATACCGGATTCCGTATATCCGAATTTCTCGGCCTAACACCAGCCAGCGTCCGCGAAGTAGATGGGATCAAGGTCCTCATTGGCGGTATGAAAACAGAAGCAGGAAAAAACAGAACCGTTCCAATACACCCGCGCATCGCTGATATCGTCAGCGCCCAAGTCAAAAAAGACGGGAAAACGCTTTTTTGCCGCGATGACGGTACACCGATGCCTCCAAAATATTTCCGCGAAAAATGCTATATTCCAGCGTTAAATTCAATTGGTGTTCGTCCATTAAATCCACACGCAACGCGGCGCACATTCTCTACAATGATGTCCGCTTCAGGTGTGCGAGAGGAAGATATGATTGCTTTAATGGGCCACGCCGATTTTTCTGTAGATGTAGACCACTACATAAGGCAATCTGCGAAGACCTTATCAGAGGCTATAAACAAGATTGGATAGAGGCAAAAACCCGTAGTAACCCCGTAGTAACGTCCATCTCAAACCTTGCCAGACAACAAAAAATATATAGAAAGCAAAACGCCTGCAAACCCGCATGAATACAGGGTTTACAGGCGTTTTCCTCATGGAGCTGGTGGACGGATTCGAACCCCCGACCTGCTGATTACAAATCAGACGAAAGCCTAGTATTTAAGCCATTTTTTAGATGTTGTGTAGTAACCGCGTAGTAACGTCACAAGTGTTCTCTATCCAGAACTTCGCCTCTTCCGGCGTTATCATCCGCCGCTCTGTCTTCCACGTTTTACCGTCTCCCGTAAAACTACTCGGGCCGGATAACAGCCGCAGATAAAACTTTCCATTAGGTAAAAAGCATAGTTTTGTTTCTTCGTATCGCGGGTCTGTCCGTGGAAATCCATTGTTCGTTGTCGCTATCACCTCGCCGCGCAAGCGCTGTACTTTAGCTTTCACAAAAGCACCCCCTTACACCAATTATAAGGTGTGAGGGGGCTTGTTTGTACTGGTAAATGTTGGAGAGATTTGGGGCGGATTGATTACAGATCTGTAGGCAAAAGGAAAAGCGGGGTGCCGCCGGAATAATACCGGAAGCGCCCCGCTTTGTATTTTGACAAATGTATACTAATTTGGTATGATATAATAAAGTCCTGTTTATGGTACGCTCTTTATCCTATACTATAAATATAGAGATTGTTACCTCAGCATCGGTGTTACGGGGCGACGTGGTGTGCATAATATTAACTATGCCGTAAAAGATATCGCTGCGTGTGATTACGAGGAGGGGATTTTATGAGAAAACGCATTATTATTACGATAGAAACAGTAGTAAATCAAAAAAATAAGGAAAAATTTTGCAAAAAGCCTCTTTTATTTAACAAGCACTTATGTTATACTTTGGGTGCAAAAAGGAAGCGCGTTCAGGTGAAAGGGGGAGACGTTATGGCGAATATATTTGATTTTGCTAATTTTTTCATTGACCTCTCGATTCACAACGATGAAGATCCAATGACGAATTTGCGCCTTAACAAACTCCTTTATTTTGCCCAGGGTTGCAGTTTAGCGAGGCGCGGGAAACCTTTATTTTCAGACAAAATTGAAGCGTGGCAATACGGCCCGGTTGTGCCTAGTGTATATCACAATTTTAAAAGTTACAAAAAGAACCCAATAGACAAGGTTTTCAAAAAATACGATCCTTCAGTTTTTTCGCCCGAAGAATTTGATTTGTTAATCGATGTTGCTAGAGAATTCGGGAAATATACTTCTCCAACGCTGGTCAATATTTCACACGCACAAGACGGCCCGTGGAGAAGGGTTTTTGACAGTGATACCGAAAAAGAAATACCGCTTGACGAAATGGAAAAATACTTTAAGTTTCACTCGCTCGATCCTTGTAAAAAAACCGTGCTTGAAAATTCTGAATCGATATATGGGAAACGAGATAAGGACGGTTTTTTAGTTCTCCCTAAGGAGTTAGATGATGGCTGGAGCCTGTAACAAGTGGGAGATATGGTTAGCGGATGTGAAATTTGAAGATTCTGATGAAGTTAAGCAAAGACCGGTAGTTATAGTCGAGGAGAACGTAGCATTCATCTTGGCTTTAAAGGTAACTAGCCATAAGCCGAGAGAAAAATTTCGCGGGGAATACAGTATAAAATTCTGGAGTGAAGCTGGGCTTCATAAAGAATCCACTGTAAGGATATCGCAAAAGCTACATTTAGAAAAGAAGGATTTGAACAGGCGATTAGGCCGATTACACCCATCCGATATCATTCAGATACAAACATTCTTATAAAAACGCAGAAAAGCCGGACGAGGAGTAATCCCCGCCCGGCTTTTTGTGTGTTACTTATTAGGTTCTATGTATCCAAGCGCCCGCTCGCTGTCTCCCAGCCCCCTGGTAGTTGGGTCATTGATAAGGTTCCACGCCGACACCACGACAGCCACCAGAATCACCGGGTTCTTGATGGCCTCCAGCAGAACGCCTCCCAAGCCTGCCCAGGTGGTCATATCCGACCAATTAAGCCCCAGGTAGGTAAGGATGGGCAGGATGATTGCGGCGGCCAAATTGGCCCAGAAAACGGGGTTTTTGATGCGTACTTTCCAGTTGATTTTCATGGTATCATTTCCTTTCCAAATTGTTGATTCTGGTTTCGTGATTAAGCAGTTTCGCGTCCTGCTCATCGTTGTGTTCCCACAGCCTTTTGTGTGCGTCGTGGCTGCTGCTTTTCTGCTCCCGCATATCTTGCACAAGCCGCTCCATGGTCACGGTCAGTTTGGTTATTGATGAGTTTAGCTTAAGTACGGGCGCGATAATTCCGGCCAAAAACGCCAGGAGCGCCGCAATCACCCCGAATACTTGCCATTCCATGGTCACACCTGCACAATCCGGCATTGCAGCCGGTCAAACGCCTTGCCGTAGCAACCGGCGTATCCATCGCTGCCATCGCCATAGTCCCGCACCCAGGGATAGTAATCCTTGCCTTTTGCGGCCACCCGGTATTCAACCACGTAGCCGGGGGCGTCGACAAGGTGCATCTGGATCCCGTCGGCGTCCTTGCCGTACAGTCCGGCGTAGTCCTTTCCGTCACGCACCCACGGCAACCAGCGGCCATTCTTTCCGCCGATATGTACCCGGATTTCGATGTGCCCACGTGATACCTTGGCGCGGACGCCCTGGACGGCACGCTTGGGCCAACCGGCATAGCCGTTACTTCCATCGCCGTAGTTGGTGATTTCCGCCAGCCACTTTTTACCCTTGGCGTACACCTGATAGATAATATCCGGGGCTGTTTCGGCGCCGGGTTTCTGGACGCCGAAATAGGCATACCAGTCAGCCACGTTTTTGCCGGTGCATTCGTCGCCCCACCATTTCGTGGACACAGTTCGGGTATCAGCGTGGACGGCGCGGCCGCCCATGAACCCGATTCCCATGCACCCCAAATCCTGCAAGGCCGTGCAGATATACTTCCCGTCCAGGAACCACCCGTCAGGCCGTTTCAGTGCACCGGGAACTTCGCCCTCCAGCTGCACGTTGAAATCTGCCGCCGTGCCCTTTGTGTGCGGCCCACGACCGTTGCCGCCGGCCTCTTTGTCGCTGGCCGGGGTGCGGTAGCTGCTGACGATATTGATGGCCTTGACCTTGTGGCCGTCCTGCACCAGACGGGTGTACAGCCGTTCCAGCAAGGCCGGCAGGTAGTCGTCCAGCGGAAAACTGTCCCCACCTGATTTGTCCCGGAATTCCCGCACCCGGAAATGGGGCGTGAGTTTTGTTGCTCCGTCTTTGGCGTAAGAGTATGTTTTAATCATGATGTTTCCTCCTTTTTACGTTCCGATAGCCAGCCACGCGACGCTATATTGGTTTGTACTACCAGTACGCACACCGTAGGCCTTGCAACCTGTAGTGGTCATATTTCCTACGCCTACCGATGTGGTTTGGGGGGACGACGTCAACGGCGTTGCAAAAACCATAGGGACCGAAGTAAATCCGGCGGACGAATAATCTACATCTACAGATACCGGTGTCCCGGCAGTTACCGGCGCGATCGTTATCTGTCCGTAAGCAATTTTTAAATTCCCCTTATGCCACACATCATTTCCGCCCACCGTCACCGAATTTCCAAAACGTCCATAGCTTGCATACATATACTGCCACGGTATTTCGGACGACCCCAGGCTATACTCCAGCGCAGATTTAGGTATAATGCTGCCGTATACAGTGCCTCCGATAATGGGCAAAAAGGCGTTATCTAACATCCTCCAGTTTGTCCCGTCGTAAAACACAATGTGCACCCCAGCAGCAAACGGGCGGGCGCTGTTTACCCCCACCGGCATCAAATACTTGCCGCCTAAGCCGTTGACGCTTAGCACCGGCGGGGTCATGGTGGCGTCGCTGCCCACGTGGAAATTGACCAGCAGCATCATGCCTTGCACCAGCGCATCGGGGGCCGGATCCAGGGTCAAAACAAAATTCGCCGCCGCACCGGTTGTGGTGGCCGTGTTGATGGTGCGGGTGTAGTTGTCTGCATCCAGCTTGGCGGCTACCTCCGCCGGTGTGGCGTAATCAGTCCCAGATACCGCAGTTTTTACACTGCCGCCCGCTCCCATCAGTATGCCTGCCAGCGGCGTAAGCGTGGTCTGGTTAATCAGGTTCGGCCCGGCCGCGCCGTCCTTGCCATCCTTACCATCTACCCCGTCGCGCCCCTGTATGGCCGGGATGGGGATTATATTGCCCTGGTCATCCCGGACGCTTAGGATTGGTATGCCCATGGTTGTTCCCTCCTTTTATGTCATAGGTTCAGCAGGTTGCCCAGTTTCCAGTTTCGCAATCCGCGCATCAAGGGCTTCTATCCGCGCAAGGTATTCCGCCCGCTGTTGCTCAAATGCCATATTCACATCCCGGTTATAGCCAGCCTCCACCGTCCCCGCGTCGGCAAAGACGCGGCACACCGGGGCGGGCGGCAGGATGCGGGCGGGGTCGTGCCGGGTGACGACGGGCTCGGCCAGCTGATACACCACCGTCACCGGGGTTCCGGCAGCGGCTTGGGCGGCCAGGTAGGATTTCCACCCGGTCACGTCCTGCACGTCATAGGCATCGTCATAGATAAAGATACCATGGGACGTTCCGTAGTTGGCGGAAATCCCTACTTGTAAATGGTAGGTATTATCTGCCGATATGGTCGCGTAATGGCTGCAGCGGCAGGAAGACGCTTGGCTGAAGGTGGCTGTCGGCAAAATATCCTCTATGGACAGACTGACCCGATATTTACCTGCCGTTCCTGTCGCGGACACGGCCCACGCCTCCGTCCCGTCGAACACCACCCGCTTCCACCGCCGGTTTTCCACGCCGGTGGCCGCGTCGTATTCGTCGTTCACGGTTCCGTCGCCGTATAAGGGCTCCAGTGCGGGCAAATCGATGGTTTGGCCGGTATACGGCTCATAAGGGGTGGCGGTGTCGCCAAATTCGATTTGCAAATCCCGCGCGTTGCCGGAAGCGGTCGTGCCAGATTGTACTTTAAGCAAAATCCAGCCTTTGCCTGCGGCGTATTGCCTTGGATCGGTATTCGATATTGTAGGCTTTGTGGTGACTACCGCGCTATATATGCCGCCGTTTGATACAGGCAGATAAACAACCTTCACGAACAAATTTTCGTTCGTGTAATAGGCTTCACCTGCCGGTACATACAAACTGATGGTGTACTTAGTGTTAGGCTGCAATTCGCAGTCTGCATATACGCATGGCGAAAACTGATCGGCCGCATCAAACCGCGGGTTAGCTGCCAGGTTCCGCCCGCACACCGTCAGTGCGGTGGGCGCCGCCCCGGCAATCGTATACGGGTTATCGGGGCCTTTGTCCCCTTCGCCCGTTTCGGTGGTCGCGCCCAGCACCGCCGCCCGGCGCAGCGCCCCCGTCGGGGACACGTCCTCCAGCGCGGCCACCGGCCCCGAAGCCGTGCCGGTCAGCACATTGGCGTATCGGCTGTCGCTCTCCCCGGCGGTATAGCACAGCATATCCCCGGTGGGATCCACCTGGACGGTGTACCCCTCCGGCATCTCGCCGCCGCCCACGTACACCCCGCTGACCCCCTGGGGGCCCTGGGGGCCGGTGTCGCCTTTTTCGCCCTTCAGCTCGCCCGCGTCCAGCTTGGCCTGCACCGCGTCGGCCACGGCGTTGGCGTTGGAAGCGGCGGTGTCGGCCGTTCCTGCCGCTGTGTTGGCGCTGGCCGCCGCCGTCCGCGCCTGCTCGGCTGCCGTATTGGCCCCGCTGGCCGCCGTGTCAGCCGCCTCCTTGGCCTCCTGCGCCCCGCCGGCCGCCGCGCTGGCCGTGGCCGCAGAAGCATCCGCGCTTGCAGCGGCTCGATTCGCGTTGGCTGCCGCCGTGTTGGCGCCGGACACAGATTCATCCACTCTGTCCGCCGCCGCGTTCGCGTTTTCTGCGGCTTCGTTCGCGGCGTCGGTGGCTTTCCCGGCGCTGTCAATAAGCGCGGACAAGCCTTTTTTGTAGTTACATTCCCCACCGGTTTCGCGTTCTGCAAACAGCAAGCTTGCAGGAAATGTATATATCGTCTGTTCTTCGTTGCTTTGGCTATCAAGGGCCACGATGCAAAGTCGCAACGTTCCACACCCGCCGCCGGCTGTCCATTCAACCGGGAGGAGTATGGACACTGTGCTCCCAACTGGCTGCACAAACTCAGTTGTGTCAAACCCGCTGAACCCGTCAACATATTCAAACCGGTATTTATATTCCGGCTTAATAAGAGAAGCGTCCAGGTTGAACACCACGTTTGTGGCTTTGTGTTCTCCCCGGACGCCCGCGTCCTGCGGTGCGATTGGCTTCACCCCGCTTGGACTGGCTGTATATTCTATCGTCCGAATAGCTGTCACGATAGCGCCCCCTTTAGTAGTCTGTCGATTGCCGTTTCTTCGTAGATGGAACCGGAAGAAACCGCGCCAGTAAGTAGTTGTTCTCTCTGCTGTTTACTGCCATATCCATCCAGTAAAAGAAGTATCCGTTTCTGTTGAGCTGTCACCCCCATATTGTTTAGAAGCTCCTCTTTTTTGCGCTTAAGAGAACCGCTTACCGTATCTCCATTAGATTTTTTATCGGATTTCAGGTCTTTAGCCTGAATGCTATAGAGAAGATATGTAGAGAGCGGAACACCGTTTTTCTTCGCCGCGTCCATGCTTTGGCGCTTTGATGACGGCTCATATTTCACCCCGCGGCTTTTCAGCATTTCCTCCTTGGCCAAATCCTTCGCATAGCTGTATACCTCCGAAACAGCATCTGTACGCTGTTCGTCTGTCAGCTTTTTATACTCGGATGAACCCGTCAGCTTGCTTAATAGTTCATAGGAGGTCTTCCCCATTGTCCTTTGATATTCCGTATATTCCTCTGCGGTGAGAACATACTTTTCCCCTTGATTCGTTATGCTTTTTTGCGCAGAAGAAGGCAAGACACCGACGTCTCCCGTTTCTTCGTATAGCCTTTCCAGTTCCTTTTCCATAGAGGACGTTTGCTTTTCACTGGTATAGCCTGGACTTAGGAAATTGCTGAACGCTCTTTCCGCAATGTTCCCGGTCGGTTCCTCGCGCCCCCAAGCGTCCACGTATGGTTGTTGTGTTTGCAAAGCGCCGGGGATTTTGGATTTGTTCCGCTGCAACGCCATTTGAAGCGTGGGGAAAGCGCTGCCTTGTTCAACATAATTCCGGCGGCGGGTATCGTCCGTGGTTCTGGCTATCTGTCCTAGCAGTGTTGGAACACCTTGGCTGAGATAGCTAAACACCGTGTTAGTTCCGAGATCGATTAAAGGGTTATCACTGAATTTTACATTTTCAATAGCGTCATTAATCCCTTGGAGCATAGACATATTCACCATCGGCTCAGAAATGTTAGCCAACGATTCCAATAGTTTCGGGAGCGGAACTTCTCCTTTTTGGGAATCTCGGTACAAGTTGTAAATTTCAGCCCCAACAAACAAAGGGAGCGATACGGGAGCCGCAAAATCAATCGTGTACGAGCCAGAATCTGTGTTTATAGCGTATTCCTGCGCCCCTTGTAGTTTTGCAAATTCATCCTCCTTATCATTACCAAGACCGCCAGTAAGCAATCCTTTGGAAGCCAACCATGCGCCTAAAGCCACAACACCCGAACCTGTAAGCCCAGCCGATAGACTGTCGATGAATTCCGCCGCATTGATTTTTCTGGTTTTTAGCTGATATACTTTGCGCGTCAGTGTGTCCAGTAACCCGACCGGACTGTATTCCAGACCGCGCTTGGCAATATTCATAGGCGTTTTTTTAAATGGGACAGTCCCTTCTATGAGGATATTGGCGACTTTATTGTTCTTTGATGCGTGACTGAGAAAATTGGCAAATGCAGAATCATCGGCAAACGTTGCCTTTAAAGCCTCGCGCATAGCGTAATTCTCAGCTTTGTTTATTGTAATATCATCTGCGTTTGCTAGATCTACCTTATTCGCCGCCAAATACTGCATGAGAGCCCGTTCATAATGAAGTCTCTTAGCCCATCCGTCTTCAACTTCAAGAGCTTTCGATGTTCCTTTTCTGGCGGCTTCTACTGGCTGCATTAATTTAGAGGTAAAAACCGGTCTGTTATCGCGAATGACATCAGATGGATCGAAACGCCCATTGCTATTCAACCTATCTTTGTTCTTTGCATAACTCTCCCTCGCGAAATCCAGATATTCACCCCGTTTGGCGAACGGAAGTGCCGCCAACGCAGTTTTGGTTCTCTCGATCCCCCCTCCGCCAGTTGCTCTTGACGCGGTATCCCAAGCCCCTTCAATCATGCCAGCAAGAATATTTTTGGAGTAAATAAACGGCGTGAATATGGTGTTGCCGGCGATGTTGCGCACATGCGTTCTTGGGTTTCCCAGCATAGCGGTATACCGCCAGGCGTTCCATTTATCAATCAGCGTGGGCGGGACCTGCTCTGCTATGGACACAAGCCCATCTTTGAAAATGCGGTCAACGGTTTCGGTGTCACGAGGGTTTACATTTTGCATCTGATCAATGATAGATTCCGGAATTTTTATAGGTTCTATTTTTCCTTTTTCCCTTTTTAAATTTTCTCTATTGGTTCTATCAACTATTCTCTGTAGTGCCATTAACTGGCCTTCTGGTGTCATTCGCTTGAGCATAGAAGCGGCCTGGGTAACCTGTGCGCCTTCCGTCCCAATGGTGGATAGTTCAATAATCAACTTAGACGCCAAAGCTGGATCATTGTTTTTCCCGGCTAATGTCAATAAGTATTCCCCCAGCGCCATATCATATTTGCTGACTCTTTTGTCCCCATTTGCTACCGCATCCCACTGCTTCAACGCCCCATCCATACCAAACTGCTCAACCGTACGAACCGCCCTATCCATAGCCGCTTTATCGCTGATAGGCGCATAGCTGTACAGTCCATTCATCACGTCCTGAGTAATGCCGTTAATGAAGCTATCCGGAACCTGAGAAGCCTCGGCGGCGGTGCGGACAAACTGGCGGGTTCGCGTTTCGTCGTTGGTCTGCTTGGGAATTTCCACATCACGGGCAGGCGCTTCGCCGCGTTTAATAGCGCCATACCGTTCAACCATAGCTTTGATATCGGCTATGGTGTCCCCGCTACTTACTCCAATAGAGTGCCGTATATCCGGATCGCCGCTTGGGTTAATGTTGTTGGTCAATTTCGCTTGCTCCGGCTCAAAAATCACACATTCTTCCCCGGATACAATCACACCATCATAGCCAAGTGCCTGTAGAGTATCGCTGAATTTTCGATTGCCGAATTTCTTAATGAACTGCAAAAGAGAGGTATCCGGCTTAATTTTGAACGGAATATCAATCCCGGCCCGCCGAAATATTCCGGCCACCACATGACAATCGGCGTCATAAGTAGTCCGCAGAGGGTTGGTGATGTTCAGATAGTACGGCTTGGATTTGCTGCCGAATTCCTCTGCAAACGATTGGTCGGTATCGAAATAGAATCCGCTCCCCCATACGCCTGGGTCGTTGGCGCTTCCTTGTTTGGCTTTGTCAAACACGGTAAAATCCGCATCGGTAGCGTGGTACACCACCAGCAGCCGGCCTTCATCGTCTCTGGCTTGGCTTTTTTCAAAATACCGCTCCTGTCCGTCCGTCAGTTCTACGCCGTCAGAATTCTCCACCCTTGTTTTTAGGGCGTATCTTCCTGTGTCGTACGCCGAATTTTCGGATATACTAGTATTGACGCCGTTATGCGTTTGTGGTATAGTGGTGTCAGAAGAACTGCCTGATGCGGCGGCCGGATTAAATCTGGTTTGATCGCGATTACGGGCGGTTCTTTCTATTTTTGTAACATCATAAAACAGCCGCCCCTTATCCGTTACTTTTATTTTCACTTCACCGGAAAACATTTCTCCGCCAACTTCAAAGTTAGTTCTGTATACATCCCACCCGCCGGTTGCCTCTGGATGGCGTCCATCATCAGGAACATTTCCGATTTTATCAGACACCGCCAGTAAATTGTCTAGCTCTGTAGACGCGCGCATTTTTGCTGATTTCAATTCGTCTGGCATGCGCCGATTGGCCGGATTGGCATATTCGCTTGCGGATCTTCCGTTTACAAACGCCTTATCGCCGTCTCCAACAGGAAGCACCTTGCCACGAAAAGCGTCCAATATATATTTACGTGCAGTTTCCCTCATTTCTTTGACGGACTTTCCGTTAAAAATTTCTTGGTCTGTATCTACATGTACATATCTTTTCCCGTCCGCATCGTGTTGAATGCTATATTTAGCGTATGATGAATCACTTCCTTTTACAAACGGCTCCATCAAAGCATCATGATACATTCTCTCGGCTTCGGCCATCATCTTTTCATGATTAGTTCCGAATAGCTTCGCCTTCATGGAACGAATCCAATTTAAGATTCGTCTAGCAAGGCTAGGCTTTTCTGCTGACAATTGGCGGATTGCTTTTTCGCTTGTAAATAGATTATCCCCCACATAGTCCGCGACCAATTCCGCCAATGCACCGTTGGAATCTAGTGTCTCTCCGCTCAATCCATAAATCCCGATTTTAGCTTCTATGATTTCGTCAAGGCTCATCCCCGTTTCTTTAACGAGAATATCTGAAACAAACTTTGACAGTTCCGTATATGCCTGTGTGCCCTCCAAACTGTGCGTCAATTCGTGCTTGAGAATGGTCTTCACGGGATTCGGACTATCCGCCGCAATATACAGTGTGCCTGTTTCCGCGTCGTATTTGCCGTTTATTCCTTCGCCAAGCGTCCCCACAAATTCGATGTTGCGCCCGGTCCGTTCGGCAAGTATGGCGGCCGTTTCTATGTCGTTAGGGTTGATATTAAACATAGAGCCAGTTTCGCGCGCTTTTGCCGCTCGGCTTGATTTGGCTT